CTACCCAAATACACTATTGATAAGAAATTCGGTTTCTGTTATTTCTTCGTTAAAGATATTGGGTAGATTGTCGTTACTCATATAAATAGTATCTCCTATTTAGTATTAAATGTCAACAACCGGAACGCCGTTAATAACATGTGTTACACGTTGTTCGTGATAATACTTAGCTAATTTAGATCGTTTAATATTAGCAAGACTTACATATTCACCAGTTACTTTATCTCGTAAATGCACTAATATTGTTTTATCGCCAGTTTCTGTTACTTGATAATGTTCAGTATTTTTTGTCATCATGTAACTATACTAATGCAAAAATAATGCCAATTATTAAAAAATAATAACTCATTGATATTACTAGTAATTCAAATTACGCATATTGCTATTAAGTATAAAAAAGTGACAAAAATTTGTAGGTATACGCATAAACTGTCATCTAGTTGATATTACTGATTAATTCAGCTTGTATAAAAGACAATAATTGTCACTGTATTATCGGATAGTGATAGTCTCAAATAAGTTTAAGAACTCTTTTTAAGGGAAAAAGAAAATTATTCATAAAAAGTCCCCAAAATAGAGTGGGAAGACCCCTAAATAGTATTGGTAATACTAAATATGATGAATGATATCAATAACTTAGCCAACGACTCTATGCCCCTTGGCACCCACCGCCCTCACTATGTAAATAAATATACAGCGCGTGTGCACAGCAGTTTATCAAGGGTTATCAAGGCTTACAGCAAGGGGCTAGAGGCCACACAAAATAGGGGCCGGTATGCGGCGCCATCACATCACACCACCTCCCAAGTAGGTACCAGCCCTGGAAATTTTCAGTTTAATGAATTTGCCACTTTAAACCCCCTTCTTGGCCAGTTTAAAGGCGGTATAGACAAGTTTGACCGGATAGTGGACTTAATTAAGCCGGTCTTATTGCTAGGGGTGTCCATAGACGTTCTTAAACTAATTTCTTTTACCTTAGCCCCTAGCACCATTTTAGAAAGGAAATAACTACATTGAGCCTATTTAAAGCCCAAACTAACACCACAGTTAATCAACGACCCACAGCACTTGTTCAACTCAAATTTAAAAATAAGTTAAATGAGTTTTTAGATCCTTCTGACTGCTATGCAGCAATCTTAGAAGCATTTAAAAATCACCCAACTCTTGAAGTATATCAAGTTGAAATAAGGCCAAGTAAAGATGACAAGACCTCGATTGTTTAATAAAACCGAAAAAGACATGCTTAGGAATTTAGATAATCTTAAGCTATATGAAGCCCTTATGCCCGCTATTCAAGCAGTAGTTATGGCAGGAGGCGGTAGCGATACCATTTTACGCAAATCAGAAGCCATGGCGGCGGTAAGACTTGTAGAGTCACTTTCTTCAGAGAAAGATGACGTTAAGCTTAAAGCCTCTGTTGAAATCCTTAATCGCACGGCCGGCAAGCCCGTAGAGCGTACGCTTAATATTTACGGCGATATTTCTAAGATGACTGAAAAAGATATCGATACGCAAATCCTTAGAGCTATAGAAAGTTCCGGAGCGCAACAACTTGTTGAGGCAGCAGTTGTAGAACATAAACTTCCAGCCCCCAAGACCAAGAAACCGCGTAAAGCAAAGATAGCCCCTAATGGACCTAACGAAACTCAGTCGTAGTCAAAAGGAAGATCTTCTTAAAGCTCTTAAACAAAAAGAGCTAATTAAGAAGGAAAAAATCCTTGAGACCTTTAAGCCCCACAACGGACAGCAGGCTTTTCTTGAGAGTCCCGCTAAGATACGCGCGCTCTTTAGCGGTAACGGATTTGGTAAGACAACAATCGTAACATTAGACCTACTTTATGCTCACCTTGAGTGTCACCCCTACCGCAACACCTCTAAGGTAAGGCACAGCTGGTTTGTGATCCCCGGCTTTGATAAAGCAGAAGATTACTGGAACGAAATTAAGCGATGGTGCCCGCCGTCAAAGCTACCCACCCCATCTAAAATGGGAACCTCAGCTATTAAAAGGCTTGAGTGGCAAAACGGATCTGTCACTACCTTCTATAGCCACGATCAAGATTCAACTAAGTTAGAAGGAACCAACATCGATGCTTTATATTGTGATGAGCCTCCTCCTAGGGATTTATGGATTGCTGCTTACCGCGGTCTTCGTAACAATACGGATTATTTTATCGTCCTCGCTGGAACGCCGATCAGTGAAGCCTGGATGTACGAAGAAATCTATCGCCCCTGGGCAATGAAGAAGGATCCTAATATCTTCATAGTTCAAGGATCCACTTATGATAACCCCTACTTAAGCACTGGCTGGGTAAAAGATTTCGAATCCCGCCTGACTGACGACGAACGCCGTACGCGTATATACGGTGAGTTCTCTCACTTACAGGGCCGCGTCTTCAAAGAATTTACAAGACAAACACATGTGTATGCAACTCAGACGTGGCCAGAAGAGTGGCCAGTCTATATGGCTATTGACCCCCATCCCCGTAAACCACACACGGCCGTTTGGCTAGGCGTCACTTCAGATGACATTTTAGTTGTTATTGATGAGATTAAGGTTGAAGGAACAGTAGAAGATTTTGCCAAGGCAATTAAGGAGAAGGAAAAGAATGGACGATATAAAATCGTTAGTAGGAGGATTGACAATTCGGGTTCTGGCACTGATTGGAACCGCGATAGTTTTATCGCTCAGCTTGCTAAATTTGATATTAGAACATCGCCCATGCGAAAAGCCGAAAAAGATGTTGCATCCAGTTTGCAAAGAATCAAATTGCTCCTTAAAAATAAGCAACTCAGATTCTTAGAGAACTGTGTAAACACCATTTCAGATATGGAGCTCTATGCTTGGCAAGATTACCGAAACCCCCTGGCAGCAGGAATAAACGAAAAACCCCGAAAAATACATGACGATATGATTGACCCTCTTCGCTACATAATAGTTTCAAATCCTATTCATAGCCCCTCTCTTGAAGTCATATCTACTATGTCAGATAAAAACCCTTATAACAAAGACGCAATACGACCGTCTATATGGAAACGTAATGCTAGAATGAACGAGGATTAATTTCATGGCAAACGAACCAAAAGACCCTAAAACTAAATTTAAACCAAGCCGCCCAGCACTTTATAGAAATAAAGCTCCTGGAGAGGGCTCTTCCGCTGGTAACTATAAACACGGCAAGCCCGGGCTTCCAGGTAATGATGGTATTACAGTAACGCCATCAAAAGGTGCTCCGGTTTCTTTTACAACGGCTGGAGGAAAGCCAACCAAAGATCCAAGTCTTTCTAAATTACCTGAATATGTGATGGTAGGAGGTTTAAGTGAATTTTCTAAGACTTCCACCCCATCTGTTAAAATAAGTGGTTCTAAAGCGCCAGAAGTTAATAACCCATTACCAAAAGCTAAACAGCCAGATGTACCGGCTGGTCATTCATTACGAGAAACTATTAAAAATCTTGGAGATTTAGCTAAAGTTACGCCTGCAATGGCTCGTACGCGACCTGTAGTAGGATCTAATAAAGCGCTTACTGCAAGCGGAAGTCCAATGAATCCTACTTACAACGTTAAGATGGAAAAATCACATGCATTTAAAATGCGTTACCGCATTCCGACAAAACTTGCAAAACTTGCCTCAGACGATCCTGAAAAACTAAAAAAACTTGGAAATCATATTATTTCTCAAGTATTTTTAGAAGAAAATGAAAGAACTCAATGGTTAGAACGACTTATCTGTTATAGACAATCATGGCAGGATTTCGTAGATGCTGGTTTAGACCCCGCTTTTGACGGTGCACATAACGTACACATACCTCATACGTTTTCAGCGATTAAAGCCATGCACGCTCGGATTTTTCAAGCGGTAATGGGAATTACTCCTGCATTTAGTTTAAAACCTCGTACATCGATTCCAGAAGCTTATAAAGAAGATAAAGAAGAACTTCTAAATTGGGTAATTGGAAGTTATGCAAATAAAGGAGATGGCTGGGAAAAAACTATCGATTTAGATATCTTAAATTTTGTTGGAGATGGAACATCGATCACTAAACAATCATGGTTAAAAGACCTTAGAAAGTTTACAGATGTTGAAGAAGAAATTCGATACCCAATTGAACTAGATGAAGACGGCTACCCAATTGTAGATGAAAAAGAAATAGAACGAGAAGAGCTTTTATTTGATTGTCCTATTTTAGAAAATGTTAAACTAGAAGATCTTTACATTATTGGTCGAAAAGCCACTGATATTGATGATGCCGACATGATCGTGCATTCTCAACAATATACTAAATCAGACCTTATCAAAATGTCAAAACTGGGTTTCTTTTTTCAAGATCAAGTTGAAGAAGTGATTAAAACCGAACCGTCTATCAATAACCCATCTCCTAACCGAATGAATACGGCTGCTAAGCAGTTAGACGATTTTACAACTGGATTAAATAAATTAGGCTCTATCGCCGGCGCCCGTATGTATAACATTTACGAAACATATCTTCGTTATGATATTGATGACGATGGTATTGATGAAGAATTAGTCGCTTGGGTAGAAGATAAGTCAAAACGAATACTTAGACTTACATATCTTGAACGAGTAGGGCCAGGCGGTAAACGACCTTTTGTACTTAAAAAGTTTATTCCACAAGCAGGGCCGTATGGAAAAGGCCTTGGAGAAGTACTGTATGGGTTAAATAACGAGCTTGATTATATTCACAATCAACGTCTTGATTATGGAACTCTTCAAAATTTGCCCTTTTTCTTTTATAGAGCTGCATCAGGTTTAAATCCGGTCGAAATTCGATTAGGACCGGGCATGGGCATTCCTGTGGACGATCCTCAAGGAGATGTTAATTTTCCAAGATTAAACGGCGGAACAACTTACGGATTTCAAGAAGAAGCTCAAGTTACCAGATATGCTGAAAATGCTTCCGGTATTACGGCGTTTACTTTAGGTAATATGCAATCGCAAGGAGCTACGCGAACAGCAACTGGAACAGCTGCTCTTGTTAACGAATTAAATGCAAATATTGATATCCATATTAAACGATATCAACAAGGGTATAAGAAAAATCTGTATATTTTAGATCTTCAACTTCAAGACCTACTCCCGTTAGGTACTATTATTAGAGTCTAGTATCGTGACTGGGAA